CTTTGTACCAAGCATTGACCACGTCTAAGACTCTCCACACAATCTCTGCATTGAGAGTTCCATCATAGTTAGAGAAATCACCAGCCAAAATATTGTCGCCTCTCGACAACAATCGTTCAGCAAACAAAGTCCACTCAACATCATGTACATTCATGCCAACTGCTACAGAATTATAAATACGATTACGCATAACAAAAGCCATAAAAGCACCAAAATACTGACGAAAAACAATAGTAAAATCAAGCGGTCCACCACTAAAAAGCCGAGGTTTCATGAACTTATCATCGAGCAGAGGTCTACGCTCGTCCTTGAGATGATCAGAAAAGACAGTCAACGTCCGTTTTCCAGCCTTAGCTCTATCAACACGTCTGACACAATCTTCAACCAACGCGCTCGAGATAGTTTTTGCATCCAAATCAATCCAGCTCTTCTTTCCAGGTAATTTTGCATCAAGAACATAAGGATAACCACTCGAACTCGCAACGTTTATACTATCTATATGTTCATCAGTCTCAATCCCAAAGACAGACTCCTCAATCGTCAATGGTCGTCTCTGAATATCCTGTGCGGTCACCCTCTGGTAGCATATCAAACGTATAGCTTCATCTGTTGCCAGATCAAGCTTCTCCCAGTCAAACTCAACTACCGGAACGTGAGTTATCTTGCTCAGAGCTCTCATCTTAACATCGACTTCTGAATCTTTTGACGACAAAACTGCTGGACGAGTTGTAGCAGGACCCATGTCACCATGGAACGGACTACGAGAGATATTCGATTTAAAAACCTCTGCAATTCCATTCTGTACCCTGCCTAACACATCAAAACCAACAAATTTATCATTCACATAAGTCGAATCGAAGAGAGCGCCAGCAAAACACGGAGCCAACTGTGCCTCGAAGTAAGAAGATTCTTTCTCCAAAGCCTTGAAGCCCAACTCCAGCATTTCTGTATAAATCGCACAACCAATGTTTCCATCCATCACATTACCAACTGAGCCAGCAACATGAAT